AAAATCATGTACGGCGCAAGTCCCACGCTGTATTGTCCCTTCTCATTGGGAACAATCATCACCATCAGTGGTGTGTCAATCTCTACGGTGTACTCACGCACATCAACATCACCGATTAAATCCTCACCTAGGAGGGTCTTGATACACATTAATGCCATAATAAACTCAATTGTAGGGGTGTTAGGAGGACTACTTAATTACAAAACTTCAATCTTGCGTGGCTTCTTTTCTTCTGGAATGATACGTTCTAGCTTGATAGCTAGTACACCATCAACCAATGAAGCATCACGCACTACTACGTCATCAGCAAGTGTCCATTTACGGACAAATGCCCGCTTGGCAAGACCCCGATGAACATATTCCTTTTCATCAGATGATTCTGCCTTGGCTGATACGGTGAGAACACCTTCAGCCAATTCCACATCAAGTTCACTGCGCTTGAACCCAGCCACAGCCAATTCGATGCTCCAATTTTCAGCATCGTGCTTGATGATGTTATATGGTGGATAATTGCCATCACTGTTAATCGTTTCAATTCTTGACAAACGATCCCATAGGTTATCGAATCCGATTGCCCATGGTCCACCAAGAGATGATGTGTTGAATGTATAGGTACGTGTCATAATTCCTCCTTTCGAGCGAATGTGTTAGTGATACCCTGTCGGCGTATCTAAGGTTAATTTAACTCCTAACACCCCTACAATCAAGTGTTACTTCTTTTTTCCAATATTATATTTAGCCACTAAGTTCCAATCCTTCTTTTCACCAAATGCCAATACTTTGATTTGTGATAATGGAGCTGTATCTTCGCAATCATCAGCGTTTACAATCTCCACTAATCCCCAATCTTCCAAAAGATGTGCCACGGTGTTTCTGCGTTGCATATCATTGTCAGACAAATCAGCTTGCTTTATCCTGGGATACTTGGTATATTAATTAAATCATGTGCCATTTGTTAAACCACCTGTGTTCAATCGTTCCTTAATTGTATTTATTTGCTCAGGTGATAGAATTCTCAGAGCTTGTAAGGCTTTTTCAGTATTGTAATTATAATACTGCTTCACCACTTCAAGGTCTTCAATTTTCTCAGCCTTTAACCATTTGTTAAACCGCTTACGAGGTCTAATGGTATTTATAAGGAAGTCGAACTGGAGGCGTTTTTCCAGATGGGGACGACTATTCATTTCATTAGCGGGAATGACAGTATCAGCCCCGAAACTCAATGACTTGTTTACTACAAACGGATTATATTGCTTCTCACTCCAATCATCAACGATGAGATTTTCTTTTGTGTAATGTATGGCATTCACGAAATCAAAAGGACTGATTTTCGTCATTTTATAATCTTCTTCTACAACCCAATCCTTGATGAATTCACCATCAAGATTCTTCTCGGTCATGACTTCATCTCACATGCTGCCATGATTTCTGTGAGACACGCCACAAGATTGATTTCAGCATCAGCCACGAATGCCGCCTTGTACTGATAATCAGCCAACAGAAGAACCAATTGAGGAACTTGAACCACTTCAGTCAACAATGTATCATACAACTTTCGGAACAACACGTTCGGGTCATTGTCCAAGTTGTTCACAACCCAAGTGCGCATCTTCTTGAAATCCTTTTCACGAAGAGCTGACACCAACTCCTTTAAGTTGGCATCTGAAATGTTCACCAAGATGCCTTCATCAATAGTACCAGAAGCTGAATACCGCTGAAGTTCATTCAACACACGACGATAATCAGGAAAATACTTGTTCACAATCTCAGCCACCACCTTGGGATTGTGTGTGATGTTTTCTTGATTCAAAATGTCCACAACACGCTTGAAAAACTTTGCTGCCATTTGTGGACGGTCTTGCTTTGTCAAACGGAAATCAATCACTGTGGTCCGACTATGAAGCGGCGCGATGATTCTGTTAGCGAAGTTACAAGTGAAAATGAACCGACAATTTTTGCTGAACTCCTCAATGAATCCACGGAGAGCGGGTTGTGTGGAATTAGGATTGAGATAATCTGCCTCGTCAAGTATCACAACCTTGACCTTGCCGGCCAACGAAACAGTACTTGCGAAGTCTTTAATTTTTGTTCTCAATACATCAATCCCAGACTCTTCCGAGCCGTTGATGATGATGTAGTCGCACCCTAATTCTTCACACAGAGCCCGTGCAATTGTAGTCTTGCCTGTCCCGGCTGTGCCAGACAACAACATATTAGGGATGTTGTCTTGATCCACAAACTCCTGGAATGTGTTTTTTAAATTGTCAGGCAGAATACAATCACGAATGGTCCGAGGACGATACTTCTCAACCCAAAGAAACTGCTCACGATTTGCTTGCATGATTACACCTTGGATGTAGAATCAGCCGCAATAAGATATGTTAAATCAGAAGTTGTAGATTCAAAGAAGAACACCAACACCTTGCCTGTCTTGGCGACAGCATTTGCTACACGAACATTGTATTCATCAGCCACCACCTTGAAGCTGTCAATTGCCATCTTCACATTGAACACCTTGTCAGAGTCACCAAGAGACTTCTTGTAGCTGTGTGATGTGGAGTTCTTCGGATCATTGATGCTAAGTGTCACCTTACCCTTCTCAGACACGATGTTCAACATGGTTGCTGACACGATGCTAGCCGTCTTGACAATGGTTTGAATGTCAGATGCCGTCATCTTGAACGTATATACATCCTCAAGTTGAGGAGGATTCTCATTAGGCGCTGTCACCAACGATTCATCGGCATAGAAATATTCAATCTCACCACCGTTCTCGGAACGAATGGTTAGACTCTTATCTCCAAACTCAATGTCAGGATTATGTGACACAGAAATAAGAGATAGAAGCTGATTCAAATCATAGATGGCAAACTGCTGCGGGAATGTTTCCTCAACAACAGCACGTGCTTGAATGCTGTTTACAGCGTTTCGTGTCGCCAACTTCTGACCAGGCTTCACAAGCAAGTTGCTGCTAATTTGTGCGAAACTTTGTAGTAGAGAAAGCGTTTTGTTGCTAATCTTCATAATGTTACTCCTCAGTGGTGTTTAAATGTTCCCCTTCATCATGTACATACAATAACATAATAGCGTAGTGAATGATTTTCAAGATGTCCTTGCGATTGTATCCGTTCTTTTTACCATACCGTTGTGCATACTTCATGATGTTACCAACAGTGAAACCTACACCATGCCCATTGTCAAAAATGAATTCGGCAGATTGAAACTTGGTTCGAGAATAATGTTCACCATATGTGGCATCAATGTATGCTTTAAGTTCGTTTAGGATTCTATCCTCATGAAACCGATAATTGATATCTTCTATCATAATCACTCCTTGATTTTCTTTTTGCCATTTGCGTGTGTATCACACAAGGTACGATACCAGCCACCCTCACGAAGGGCACCTGGTTGTCCGCAATCCTCACACACCTCAAAACTTCGCTTTCCAACAGAACGAATGATGGTATCTAGACCATCATCCATGACATCTGTGTATACGCGAAGCCCACCAAACTTTTCTTTGACCTGAATCACCTTGGTAGGAGAAGGATTTTTTTCCATGTAATCAAACACTTCATTGATTAATGGAGCCCAACCTTGTCCCACAGATTCCAAGGCCAAAGCTCTATCATATCCTTCGTAAATTACATAAGTAGGATAACGTGGACTAGCTATTTTCATTCTCAACCTCCTTAATTAAATCTTCAACTATATGGTCAGGTATGTTTCTAGACATATGCAACAGCACGTTTATGTTATAATTGTTTTGAGTTTTTTGTTCTATGTGGTCCCAAATGCCCCTCACATAGGCTTCCTTTAAGATAGTAAGAAGTTGTTCTCTTGTCAAGTGCATTACATCCCCCTATATCGTTTACCCGATACTGGACACTTGTGAATAGAGTGTTTGTATATCTTTGCCCTGCAATCACGACACCGTGCATAGAACGTGGTAGATATTCCTATTCCAACGATAGTGGTTACGATAATCGTCAATGTAATAGCTAATCCTTCACTCATATCAACCTCCCAAGAATGTTGCGGAAATCCAAATCCCCAGATAACTTCCTGCGACAGACCCCAACGCATATCCTGCCCATTGGTGGAGATGGTCTTGTCCGTGAGCAATACGACGAATCACGAAGAACTGAATAGAGGCAATCATAAAGTCACTGAGTGCCGCGGTGTGATACTGCGCATCAGCAACCGCACGGAAGTTGATACACCAAATCGTGTAACTTAATACCTGAATAAAGAATAGTACTGCTGCTTCTTTAAGTTTCACACCAGCATGTTGCATATTTCACCTGTGACCATTCATGATTTTTAGTACAACGATATTTTGTAGTTATAGAATTGGTATCGTGGACGTGCCACTTACCATCCTCATCGAAAAATCTATCTTGTGCTTCTTGTAAATCATAGAAGCTATCTAATATATACACCCTGCTTCGTAGATTGTTTTGCTTACACTCATTACATATCATATATACATCTCCTTTATGTAATCCCATAAAATGATATTCATTGCTGCTGATACATTGAAACTGCGAAGAACACCTCGTTGCGGAATGCTCAACTTATAGAAGTGTGGGTTATCTGCAACCACAGCGGGCATTCCATGACTCTCACTACCAAACATGAACAAGGGACGCATCCATTCTTCCTGATATAGTTGCTTCGCCTTATGTGTTCCCACCTCAGTACCGCCGTGTTCACACAGCACTACACTATTCCATTTCAGTAAATACTCTAATTGAGTATTGATTTCGGTATCAGCGTGTATCGGGTCATCAAACACATATTGAACGATATTAATATATTTCTCAGCCCCAACCGTGGACCGCTTATCAAACTTTTTTCGTCCAAAGATATAGAAGTTCTCTGCACCCAATAGACACGCAGACCGAATCATCATCCCAATGTTGAGTTCACCTGTTACATTAATGGCACCCACTGAAAACGGACGCTGTTCACTAATGGAAATGGCAACATTCTGTTCATACGTATTAGCCTTGTACTCATCACGAACATTGTACATTTGACTAGCCATTTGTTTCGTGATTTCAGAATAGTTCACCATGGGATTAGTCATGACAACATCCATCACACCCATGAATTCCTTCCACGTTGGCATACTCATCACCATG